CTACAGGAACTTTAGATATAACTTCAAACGGAGAATACGACGTAACTAATTATGAAAAAGCAAATGTAAGTACTTTTGGATATACCTTATTATATTCAACTGAAAAAGAATATTCTACAACTTCTAGTACTGAAATTATAGATAGCATACCTATTGGAGATAGTATATGGAGTAATGAATATATTATATATGTAAGAATTAGAGATAAAGTCGGAAAAAGAAATGACTATTTTTATGGTAGTGATAACTTCTTTCTTAATAGTAAAAGGAATACGTCTTTAGAGAGTATAAGAAATATTTACTATATAACGAACAATAACTTTTATAAAATCAATTTACCTTATGGAGTATATGGTAGAGGAGTAAATAACACAGGGGTATTAACTATAGGAGTAAGATACAAAAGTACATATAGAACAATAGATAGTACCTATATAATAGAAGTTTATAAACTAGAATATCCTGACGGAGTAAGTCCATTTATTTAGGAGGTTATAATATGATAAAAGAACGTATAGCAAAACTAATTGATTTAAAAACTATAATAAGTTTAATAGTAATAATTGCTTATACTATAATGGTATTTCAGGGGATCGTAGAGCCTGATTATAAAGATTTAGTAATAATGGTAGTAACATACTACTTCGCAAAAAAAGAAAAGGAGGTAGTAGAGTAATGGCTAATATACAAAAAGCAATATTTCCTATGCACTATATGAATATATCCCAAAGTTATAATGAGGGAAATCATAAATTACATAATGAGGGAAAATATATGATTAACGGTAGACGTGATTATCCTATCGATATTTGCGGAATGGACACTGGGAAAGATAATTTTTACGCTCCAGTTGATTGTAAAATTACTTTTATTCAAGCAAAAAATACATATGAATGGACAAACAAAATGATCCTAGTATCAACAGGAAAGGTTAAGACACCAAAATACGGTACTACACAAATATTCTTTAAAGTAGTTCATTTCCCTTATGACAATGTAAAGAAGTATGGATTAAAAGTAGGAAAGACATTTAAAAAAGGAGAAATAATATGTACCGAGGGGAAAGATTTTAACTCAAAAGGTAACCATATCCACCTTTCACAAGGAATTGGCTATGCTAACAAGTCTATATATAATAGAAGTATATTACATAGGAAAACAAGAAAACTAGTAGCTAATGGAGATAATAAATACCCTCAAAGTATATTTTATCTGGATACAAAGTTTACTAAAAAGATAATAAGAAGTGCTGGTATTAAATGGACTAAAATATAAGAAAGAGATACTGAAAAGTATCTTTTTTTTATTGAGGAAATTTAATCTGTAGAAGTAATAATAATAGTAGGAGGTGGAAATATGATAGTAGACTGGATAGATTTTATAGAAAGTATCATTGAAGAGTTAGAGAACTTTGATATAGAAGAAATCTAATGTTATAATTAACTTGAGGATATGTGAATATCCGTAAACGGTTGCAATATGTCAAACCGAAAAGACCGAAGAGGTCTTTTTTGTTAGTTTACGTAATTTTATATATCTAACACGTATCTAACAAAACACGTTTTAAGCCTTATTTTATAAGGGATAGTTTATCAGTTGGATAGAGCAACTATCTCCTAAATAGTAGGTCGTGAGTTCAAGTCTCATCGGGAACACCATATTGATTTTACCCTTTATTTATAAGGGTTTTAATAAAAAAGAGATACTAAATAGTATCTTTTTTAATTTATAAAAATATAGAACAAAAGTGCGTTAAATTGCTGTAAAATTATTTCCATATCTAACACGTATCTAACAAATTTTATTTATTTCCTTTACCATTTCCTGTAAATCTTTATGTGTATATACGTCTTTAGTAATATCGTCTACTTTATGACCTAATACAAGTTTAGTAACTAAATCATTTACCTTATATAAATCGCAACGTGTAGCAAACGTATGTCGGCTATCGTGAGGGGTATGATTAAGGTTAAGGTATTTCATTGTTTTATTAAAACGTCTCTTATACGTTGAATATGTGAACGTAGGAGGGTAGTTAGACATAAGAGGTTTTATTCTATTATGGATAGGTATAGTTCTATCTATTCCAGCTTTAGTCTTTATTCCAGATATAATGTAGTCTTTATGTACTTCTTTAGGTTTTAATAGTTCAGTAGGTCTCATACCTGTATATATATTTATAAGGATCAAGTCTACTGTTTCATCTCTATTATTCCATAATAACTCTATCTCTTCTTCAGTAAAAGGCCTATGAAGAGTAGATTTAACCTGATTACCTATTTTTAAGTATTTAGTTGCTATAGGTTTAACAGGTAGGTTAAGAACTTTAGCATAATCATATAATTGACAATATAAACTCTTTATATCGCTTTTAGTTGCATATCCTTTATTACAATTATCTATAACGTCCTGTATCATTAAAATATTTATATCTATAAAAGGTATATCTTTAATAGAAATGTAGTATTTAAAAGCATTAGAGTACCTCATTTCGCTTTTTTTAGATAAATCATTATTCTTAAACTTCCACTCATACCATTTTTTATATAAATCTTCAAAAGTAAGTTTACTTTCGTCAATATCATAAGGGTTAGTATGGTAGTTATGGAGTAGAGTTATTCCCTCTTTTTTAGTAGTAGTGTATCCTATAATCTCTTTTATTTGTTTACCCTCATCAGTCCACCCTTTAGTAATCATAACAACGTAAGGCTTTCTACGTTTACCTGATAACTTATATACTGATCCATATCCTACAGGTAATCTCATTTCAAAACCTCCTAACAAAAAAGAAGAATTACTTATCTTCTTTTAACAAACTATTTATAAATTCATCAGCTTCATCTTCTATATCTTCTAAACAATAATAAACCTTATCTAAATGACCTAACTCATAATGAGCGAATTCGTGGAGTATAGTAAATTGTTTTTTCTTTCTGGATAGGTTTTTATTGATAGCAACTAACTTTATATTATTATGTTTATATATAAACCCATATATATATTTAGGTAGTTTATATTCTCTTAAAGAAATATTATTCCTGTTTAAGTATTCCTCCTGTGTAATATCTCCATTTAATAAATCTTTAAGCATAATACCTCCTATGAATTGTTTATGAACGTGTTAATAATGTCATAAACTCTTTTTTTATCTTCTTCAGTCTTTAATTCTCCTACTTTTTTATATAAAGCACGATTTAAAGGATCATTAACCTTATCAGCAACGTCCTTTAAAACTTCATCATTTTTAACAACTGTTTTACTATCTTCATTATCTAATAAATAATCAATAGAAACATTAAATATACTTGCAAGTTTTTTAAGATTATCAGGATCAGGTTGACATTTACCTGTTTCATACATACCAATACTAGATACTGAAACATTTAACATACTTGCTAATTCTTTTTGCAATAAACCTCTATTTCTACGTAATTGACGTAGTTTATTGTAATTAAACATAAAATCACAGCCTTTTATATACTAGATAATATCAGCAAAGTTGACATATTAAAATAAAAAAATAAAAATACTTACAAAAATAGTTGACTTGTCAGTAATACTGATATATAATTGACTTATAAGTTAAAGGAAGGAGGATAAAAATATAGCAACTATGAAAGAACTAGTAAACTATCGAAAGGCGATAGGTAAAACTCAACGAGAAATGGCGGAACTATTAGGAGTATCAATTTCAATGTATACGAAATATGAATATGGAATATATAAACCAAGTCTAAAAGTAATTAAAAGATTTAGAGAAGTATTCAAAGATTTTGATATCAATATTTTTTTGAAATAAAAAGTCAGTATAACTGACAAAATAATGAGAAAGAGAAGATTAACTGAAATGAATATTAAAGTTAGTGAGGTAGCTAGACTAATGGGAAAGAGTGAACAGTTTGTAAGGATAGGCTTACAAAGAGGTTTATTACCAATAGGAACAGCTATAAAAAATGGATCTAAATATAGTTATTATATTAGTCCAAAATTATTAGAAGATTATATAGGAAAGGATATTAAGGGAAATGAAAGAAACAAGAGAAATGATGAATATACTTCATAAGAATAACAAAGAAGCAAAAAGAAAGGAAATAGTTAAAAGATATAAGAAACAATTAAGATTAAGAAGAGGAGCTGAAATTCTAATAGTAGTAATGATAATAGCAATAATAAGTCTACTATGTTGGAGAAATCTTAATAAAACAAATGAAGAAATTAAGGAGTGTCAAGAAAGTGGTTATTCAAGAAGTTATTGTATTGCAAAAATGCAATAAAAAAAGTTCAAACATATACACCTGTCGCCAAACTTTTAGTATATGTAGAACTTACAGAAAAAGGTCAGGAATTGCACAATGATTAAAACCACCACTAAAACCTTTTTCAGTGCATATTATACCACAACAGGAGGAATTAGTAAATGGTATTTAGAATAAACAAAACTAGAGATTATTCAGTAATGAGTAATTATCATTTAAGGGATAAGAATTTATCACTAAAGGCTAAAGGTATGTTGAGTTTAATGTTAAGTTTACCTGAAAACTGGGACTATTCAGTAAGAGGACTAGAAAAAATATGTATTGAAAGCAAAAACGCAATTAACAGGATACTTAATGAATTAGAAAGGAATAAATATTTAGTAAGAAAAAGGGTTTATTTCAATGGAAAAATAAGTCAATGGGAATATAACATATACGAAACAAACCTATATCCCCAAAATGAAGATATACAAAATGAAGATATACAAAATCAAGATATAGAAAATGGGGACATAAATAAAATAAAGAATAATAAAATACTAAATAATAAAATATTAAAGAATATATATATTAAACCTACACTTGAGGAAGTTCAGGAATATTGTAAAGAACGTAAGAATAATGTTGATCCTAGAAAGTTCTATGATTATTACGAAGTAAATGACTGGATAGACAATAAAGGTAATAAAGTAAAGAACTGGAAACAAAAACTAATTACCTGGGAAAAACATAACACAGAAGATAACAGTAAAACACCTGACTGGTTTAATGAAGATATTAAAGAAGTTCACGATATTAAAAAAGAAGAAGAATTAAAAGACTTATTAAAGGAGTTTAAAGATGAGATTAACAACTAATCAAAAATATATTAACGAATTAAGTAAATATAAAAGACAATGTACTTGCGGACACGTAATAGCAATTACTAATCAATATAAAAAAGTAGTTTGTAACTGGTGTGGTAAGACAGTGTACTTATATGAAGAAGATAAAAAAAGAAATGATTTTAAAGAAGAAATGAGGAGATTATTAAATGGAAAACGTATTTATTAAAAGAGAAGAATTAAACAAATGGATAGCTAAATACTTCAAAGAAGATTTAGTTAGCATAGATGACATATTAAGAGTATTAGAAGATTTAGAGTTTGAACTAGATAGCTTAAAAGAAGAGTTTGAAGATTATAAGCAAATGGTAGCTGATAACTACAAACCTATAAGTGCTTATTCAATGTATGGGGTAAGTAAAAATGATTAAGGTTAAGGATATAAAAAGAAAACTAAATTATTTAGTAGCACCATTTAAAGATAAAATGTTAATGCAAAAGAAGATAAATACTCTAGAGGTTAAATATGAAGCTCTGGAGGAATTATGGGAAACTGATTTCCATACAATAAGAGATACTTTAATGAATAAAAATGAAGTAGAAAGATTAAAAAAAGAAAATAAGAATTTAAGAAAGAAAGTAAAAATATTAAGAGGTAATAAATAATGAAAAACACTATTAAGAAAAATAAAGAAGGATACGGATATAGATACACAGAACTAGCTGAAATCAATAAATACTGTATTGAAAATGAAATTGAATATTATCAAGAAATAGAGACTTGCGAATTAAACGGAAATGATTATATCATTACATACTTAACAAAAGACGGAGAAACAACTAAACATAGAGGTTGTAAGATAGTAGAAGCAACATTACAAGGAATAAAAAATAAAGTTATGGAGTATGGTTCAAGTCTTACATATTGTAGACGTTATTCGCTTTTAATGGCTTTAGGACTAGCTTGTGAAGATGATGACGCTCAAAGTCTAACTGAACCTAAAGAAGTAACTAAAGAAGAAGCTGAAAAGTATAAACTAGGTTTCGGTAAACATAAAGGTAAATCTATTAAAGAATTACCAGGAGAATATATAGAGTGGTTATTAAACAATTCTAAAGATGAATACCTATTAAAAGTAATAGAACTAATAACAGGTAAGAAACCTTTAACAGAAGAAGAGCAACAAGAAGTAGGTAACTTACAAATAGAATTACTAAAGTTAATGACTGAATTAGAGAATAAAGATGAAACCTGGTCTAGACAAGACTTATACGATTACTACGATACAACTAACTTAACACTAAACCAAATGAAAGAAGCTATAGCAATAGTTAAAAAGAAACTAGGAGGGAAATAATGAGAAAACTAAAATATGATGAGGTTGATTTATTCCAAATCAGCCTTAACCCTCACTTAATTTATATATGTAATGGAGATACTAAAGAAATAATAATTGATAAGGAGACTGACGATGAATAAAGTAATTTTAATAGGAAGAATATGTAATGATTTAGAATTAAGGTATTTAAAAAATGAAAGTGGAGTACTAAATATCAATTTAGCTGTTCCTAGAGCATTTAAAAACTTAAATGGAGAATATGAAACTGATTTTATAAAAGTTACTCTATATGGTAAAACAGCTGAAATAGTAAGTAAGAACAGCAAAAAGGGAGATAGGATAGCTGTAGACGGTAGACTTCAATATAGAGTTTATCAAGATAAAGACGGAAACAATAGACAAGAAACTTCAGTAGTAAGTGAAAAGATAACATTTTTAGAAAACAAAAAAACTGAAGCACCTAAAACAGCAAAAGAAGAAGATCCTTTTAAAGCTTTCGCTAAAGATATAGAAATAGAAGATAACGAATTACCTTTTTAGGAGGGCAAAATGGACTTATACAATGAGCTTCAAATAAAAATAAATGAATTGAACGTCTCATTGAAAAAACTACGTGAAACAGGGACTTCTTACGCCGAGAGTGAAAGAGATTACAAGATAGTATTAAGAAAAGAAGCTTTAAAGTTAAGAAGTGAAAAGGAAATGCCAGTAACTCTAATTCAACAAGTGGTCTACGGAGTTCCTGAAGTAGCTGAAAAGAGATTTAAAAGAGACGTAGCTGAAGCAATATATAAAGCTAATCTAGAAGCTATAAACACTTTAAAACTACAAATAAGGATACTAGAAAATCAACTAGATAGGGAGTGGGTAAATAACAAATGAAAGACGGATCAATATTAACTGACGGAACTCCAGAAGAGCAAAAGAGATTATTTAAAGGTAGTGAATTTCAAGACTTTGTAGTATTAGAGTGTATGAAGATAGGGTTACCAATAATGATTACTTCTACATATATAAATCAAAATAATTATGGGGAAAGTTTTAACGGGTTTGAGATTAAGTTTGATGACAACTTAAAGAAAACAGGAAACTTATATTTTGAATATGAAGAAAGGCGACAAAATAAAGATAACTGGGTAAAGAGTGGAATTAGAAAGAAAGATAACACCTGGATATATATAATTGGAGATTATGAAAGATTTTTCTTATTTAGTAAAAACACTTTAAATAAAATAGCCGATTATATAGATAACGGAGGTACAGTAGATAATAAGACAGCTAAAGACATAAAGAAACAGATAAAAACAAGTAGAGGATATGTAATACCACTTAACTGGTTAAAAGAACATAAGTATATAGAGAAAGAAGTAATAGTATCAGGTCAATAGTACAAGATAAAAGAGAGTGCTATATATGTAAGTTACAGGTAACCCTGGAACTTCATCACGTATTTTTTGGAACAGCAAATAGAAAAAAGAGTGATGAGGACGGGTGCGTAGTATGGTTATGTCATTACCACCACACAGGAAGCAAGAATTCAGTTCATTTTAATATAAAAGTAGATAGAGAAGTTAAAAGAAAAGTAGAGGTTATATGGTTGAATTACTACAATAAGACAGTAGAAGATTTCATAAAAAGATACGGGAGGAATTACCTATGACTAAAGAAGAGTTTGAGAGATTATATGACGCTTTACACTGGGACGATTACGATAGACTAATGGTTATGTATAAAGTAGAAGTAATAAAGGATACTTTATACATACCTCAAGCGATCCCAGTAGAACACTTTTGTAAGATAAGAAATGAATTAAGGAAGAGAAAGGCAATAAAAAACGTAATAGTAGAGGGGTAATATGAAACAATATGCTTTATATAAAGGAGATGAATTCCTAGAGATAGGAACTAGACAGGAACTAGCTGAATATCTGGGAGTAACAATAACTACTATTGATTATTATAAGTCAAAAGCGTGGTTAGAAAGGTCAAACTATAAAAGCTATGTTTTAGTTAAATTAAATGATAATGAAGATGAAGAAGCTTAAAATAATAGATTTAATATATCTACTGTTAATGTTTATTTTAATAGTATGTATGTTATTAGAAAGTAGGTAAATATGAACTACATAAAAGAACTAGAAGAAAGACTAATAGAAGTAATAACTGATTTAGAAGAAGTAAAAGAAAAAAATTATTATTTTAAAGATAGTAAAGGAAATAAAATTGTATATATGGATATAGACCATATAGATTACTTAATTAAAATATTGAAAGGGGAATATAGATGAATAAAGATTATTTACCTTTTTATGACAGTTTAAAAGATGATGATAAAGAATTCTGGTTAAACTGTTCAAAAGAAGAACTTATCGACCATATAGTTTCAAACATAAGAAATGGAGAAGCTTTATTATCAAGAATAGATAAAGCAATAGAATATATACAAGATAGATATGATGGTGAAGTATTAACACATACATTTGATAAAGACAATGTTGGAGAATTATTAGAAATATTAAAAGGAAGAGGAGGCAAATAGTGAAATTATATAGTGAAAATGACAATTACAAATTATATCAAGGTAATATGTTAGATATGCTAGAAGTAATAGAAAAAGAAAGTATAGATAGCATAATAACTGATCCACCTTATGAATTAAACTTTATGAATAAAGGTTGGGACAATTCAGGAATAGCATTTCAACCTGATACTTGGAAACAATGTTATGAAGTATTAAAGCCTGGTGGATATTTACTAGCATTTGGTGGTAGTAGAACATTTCATAGAATTGCTTGTGCTATTGAAGACGCAGGTTTTGAAATAAGAGATACTATTATGTGGTTATATGGTAGTGGGTTTCCTAAATCAATGAATATAGGACTTGCTATTGATAAGAAAAATGGAGTAGAAAGTGAAGTTGTAGGAAGTGGTAAAAGTGGAACTTCAAGTAGAGCATACCAAAGTGAAGCAACTACAACAGCAGGAAACTATGAAATTAAAGAAGCACAAAATGAATGGCAAGGGTGGGGTTCTGCTCTCAAACCAAGTTTTGAACCTATTATAGTAGCAAGAAAACCCTTTAAAGGTAGTTTAGTAGATAATGTTATTAAAAATGGTGTTGGTGGTTTAAATATTGATGAGTGTAGAGTTGCATTTAATGGAGATAAATGGAAAACACAAAAAAGTGGTTTATCAAGTAGAGCATACCAAAGTGAAGAAACCACAACAGCAGGGGGGGAATGTGTTGCAAATGATAATGGCCGTTTTCCTGCAAATACAATATTAACTTATGATGAAACAGATTTTGATGAAGTATGTGGTGGTTTTCCTGATACTAAAGGTGGAAGCCCAATAAACTTTGATAATGTAAAAAAGAAAAATATATATGGTGGCAATTCATTATTAGAAAGTAAAACAAAAGGGGTAGGATTATATAAAGGTTTTAATGATAGTGGTTCTGCTTCAAGATACTTTATGAATTGTAAATATACAGGAAAGGATGAAGAATTTAGAAGATACATATACACACCAAAAGCAAGTAAGAAAGATAGAGATGAAGGATTAGATGAGTTTGAAGAAGTAGATACAACCGAATTATTAAATAGAAAAGCAAATACAGCAGGTGTTTTATGGGAACAAGGTGGAACAAATGCTTTTAGTGGTGCTGGTGGTATAAAAAAGAATACTCATCCAACAGTAAAACCAACTGAATTAATGCAATATTTAGTAAGATTAGTAAGTCCTAAAGGTGCAACAATACTTGACCCATTTAATGGTAGTGGTAGCACAGGTAAAGCAGTAATGTATGAAAACTATGAAAGAAATAAAGATTATAAATATATAGGAATAGAACTAACAGAAGAATATCTACCTATATCAAAAGCAAGAATAGAATATGTATGTAATTTAGAACCTAAAGTAAATCCACAAATGAGTATTTTTGATTTAGAAGAAAGTAGGTAAATATGGACTACATAAAAGAACTAGAAGAAAGACTAATAGAAGTAATAACTGATTTAGAAGAAGTAAAAGAAAAGAATTATTATTTTAAAGATAGTAAAGGAAACAAAATGGTATATATGGATATAGACCATATAGATTATCTTATAAAAACATTGAAAGGGGAATATAGAAAGTGAAAGAAGAATTACAAGATAGAATAGATAAAGCAATAGAAGAATTAGAATATTATAAAGATAAAGCATTATATGATGATGATATACGAGAAGAAGTGTTTTTAGAAATTATTGGAATACTAAAAGGAAGTGATAAAGAGTGAATAAAGAAATAGATGAAATATTTAAACAATGGAAAGAATTTCTATCTTGGTGCTATGAAACCAATGATAAAACAACTGAAATACATAGAGATAATTTAGAAAGAGTTATGGCATATACAAGGCAATTAGAAAATATCATAAAAGAAGTAAGAGAATATATAAAGCAAACAGGACAATATTTAGAAGATATAAAAAGATTTAAGGTAGATGTGTTAGAACCTGATTATTTAAATCTTTTAGAAATATTAGATAAGGAAAACAACTAATGTATGAAATAGAAATAGAAACACCAAAAGGAAATATAAAGTTTAATATAGAAAGTTTAAAAGACTTAACAAAATATTTATTACAATATCCTGATTATACAGGAGTAAGAGCAAAACAGTTAAAAAAGGAGAAAGTATGAAATTGATCCCGAGTAAAATAGAAACTGAAGTAGACGGAAAGAAAAGAGTATTTATAAAAATGGATAATGACATAGACTATCCAATGCCTAGAGTAACTGATTTAATAATCATAGATAAAATAAATGAGATAATAGACTATTTAAAAGATAGGGAGGAATAATGGATATAGTAAAAGTATTAGATACATTAAAAAGAGAATTCAAAGGGGTAAAACCTGGAGAAGAGAAGATAATAAGTTGTCCTTTATGTAATAGTACTATGAGATTATATATAAGTAGAAATAACGGTCATAGATCAGCTATATGTATAAAGGATAACTGTTTAAAGATAATTGAATAAGGAGGTAAGAGAGTGGTTGCAATAGATAACTATACGGATACTAAAAAAGAATATGAAATTGCAACTAGGAGACTACATAATTTAGAGAAACAATTAAAACAACAAGAAGAGATAGTCAAAGAGTTAGAAGAAACCCTAAAAGAGATAGAAGATATACTAAAAGGCCTTACCGGAATAGAAGTAACCTTATTCAAAGAGATAATAAAAGGTACTTCAATTACTAAATCAGTAGAGATAGTAGCTGAATACTATGATAAAGACGTAAGGACTATATGGAGAATATACAATAAAAAGATAAGTCAAAGAATAAAGAAGTTAAAATCATAACTTCTTTTTAAATGTCAGTGAAATGTCAGTAAATAGTATGAAATAATGTAATTGTAGGAGAAGATAATATGAAATATGAATTTATTAGTACTACTCTAGATGAGATAGAACTTAAATATAAAGACAAGAGTTTTAAGTTTAAAAGAGACTTAAACATAATAAAAGAAATGCAACTGATTACTAAAAACGCTAGAGTAAAGATGATAAAAGAATTATCTAGTCAGGGAATAAGTTTAAAGGATCTAGTAATAGAGAAACACGAAAACGGAAAAACCTACTATGATAACACTAATAAAGATGAACTAGAGACAACTTATCAAAATGAAGCTGTAATGGAGTTTTTTGATAATAAGTGTTTAGAAATATTCAATATGGACTTAACTACACTAATAACTGACATAGGACTTACAGCTGAAGATGAAATTAGTAAATTTAGTGAAGAATTCACAAACATATTAACAGGAAATATAATTCCCAAACGAAGAGAAAGCGACACCTCTAACACCTAATACAAGACACAATAATATCACCTCTTTTTGTTTCGCCTATCCTGGCGATTTAGCACAGGCTTACGCTTTCTACTGTGCGAGATATGAAAACATATCTTACGAAGATTTTATGAAGTTAGGATATTTAGAATTCTCAATGAAATTAGCAAGTATTCCAGAAGATGAGCCTTTATTCAAGATAATAAAGTCAAGAGTAATAGATTTAGGACAAATAAAGGATAAAGAAGAAAAGAAGTACTGGAGAGAGTTAAAGAGAATAAATGCTATTCCTGACATATATAAAACTTCAAAGGAATTAAATATAGATTTAAAAAACAAACTTAAAAATGGAGCGATAAGATGAGAAAAGACATAAGAGACTTCTTAAAGAACATTAAAAGAGTAAATAAGGATCTAGCAAAATATGAAGATGAAAAAGGAAATGTAATATATTTCCCTATCAATTCAGCTTATGCTAGTTGTACTTATCTGGAATTAAATAAAACTCAATATGAACAAATGGTATTCCAACAAACAATAAAAGCTGATGACTACAATATCATAGAGATTAAAACTCAAGTACCAAAGAGTGAAGTTACAAAAAAAGAAGAAGATAAGTTCACTTTAGTAGATAGTACAGCAAAAGTTCGTCAAGTATGGGTAGTAGCTAATCAATTACAATTTACAGGAAGCTATAAAACAAAAGAAGAAGCTTATAAGATAGTAAAAGAGATAGAAGATTACATTGAAAACTATAACTAGACTAATGATAGATGAATATAACCTAAAGAAGTTAGGATATGACTTTATGGGTTTTAGATTTAAAAGAGTAAATGAATTAAGTTTCCACCATTTACTAATACCTCATAGAGACTGTAAGAAAGTAGAAGCTGACGGATACGTTAAATGGAACGGAGCTATATTAGTTCAAGATACTTCTCACGAATATTTACACCTGATAGAAAGATACGATAGAGATAGGTTTGAATATATAACAGAACGTATGAGGATAATGAACGTAAATGGGGAACTTGATCCATATAATTTAGAAAGAATAGAACACGCTTTAAGAGTGTTTGAAACACAATATAGAAGTTTAGAAAATAAAAAAGGTAAGAAGTTAATAAAGGATACTTACTATAATCGTATTTATAGGTAGTGTACTACTGATAGAGTTTTATTTGTAGAATATGCTTTTTTCTCATTTCTTATCTCCTTAACTGTATTCTATCAGTAGTATGGTGCTTACAAACACCAAACCTTACTTTTCTTTGACGTGTTACCTTTATAGGTAGCACCTAGATAGTAGGTAAAGAATACAACTCATTTCAGCCTTTTAGAGTTGTTCCCATATAACTACTTATTATCTAGGTGGTGCTTATAAGAGTACCAAAAGTTGAAATTGTTTTATATAGTGCTATCTAATAGGTAGCATAGAGTAGATAATGATTTTGTTAATCTTGCCAGTGTGCATTGTCAATATCTATTCTATGGTACTTATTAGTACCAAATTACTATATATCCAATTTATCTATTTTATTTATAGGTAGTATCTAGGTATAATACTCAAATTATCTCACGCCTTATAGAGTAGATTACCTAGATAGTGCTTACAAAGGAGGGATAATATGAATACATTAGTTCAAGTAGTAACAATAGTATGTATTACTTTAATAGGGTTATCCTGGATAGGTAGTAAATATCGTTAAAAAGGAGTTGATATAGTGGCTAATGAAAGTAATATAGTAGATTATTCATTTAATAAGCTATCAACGGAGAAACAGCGAAAAATAGCTTCAATGGGTGGTAAGAAATCAGGAGAAGTAAGAAGAGAAAAAGCCACTATGAAAAAAGTCCTTATGGAAATGTTAGAAGAAATAGGGGATAAAGAGAATAATCTTACTTATAAACAACTAGCAACGCTAGGTCTAATAAAAGGTGCTGTACAGGGAAATGCTCAAAACTATAAGACTATATTAGAAACTACAGGAGAAGTAGAAACAAGTTCAGGTACTCCAGAAGTAACTATAAAGGTAGTAGATAATACTGACTTTGAAAAAATTATGTATGATGAGAAAGAGAATTAACCTAGAAACATTAAGTAAAAGAAACGATCATATGATAGATGACTTTTTGAAAGGAGGTATAGATATGGAGTTTATAGATATGGGTAGAGGTAAGTTCCTAGTAAGAAACTCTAATGGACTAATAGTAAATGAAAAAGAAAAACTAGAGTTAGAGAAAAAAGGACTTGCTATAAAAGATATAAAGAGCGATACCTGTCAAAAAGAAACAACTAAAAAGATAAAGAAGATAAATAAGAAACTAGAAGAAGTTGAGACTGATGATACTATCCAAGAAACAAATACAACTGTATAACGATATAGTAAGTGAAGATATACCTAATATATCAGTATTAGGATCTACACAGTCAGGTAAAACTTACGATATATGTTTAGCAATAATAGAATACGCTAGAAGATTAAGACAATATGAAATAGAACAGCGAAAAGAGGGTAATATACCTAGACAGTATATAGGTGCTGTAGTAGGTTGGACTACTGATACAGTTAAATCTAATATAGTGGATAACCTAACAAATATCCTAGAGAACGAATATCACTTTAAAGAGGGTAAAGATTACATACTTAAATATGGACAACAAGATAAATACATAGAAGTGTACGGTATGAAGTTTTACTTCTTCGGGTTTAATAATAAGTTATCCTTTAATAAGATACTAGGTAAACCTTTAATCTTTGTATGGATAGATGAAAGTGCTAGGATATATTCTCACTCTGGAGAATTAAGAGCTACCTTTGATGAATTTCCTGGTAGACAAATGAGTTATTCAGGACACCCATTTAGAAAAAGAATAGATAGTTTCAATGTAGAGGGAAATCAAAACCACCCTTATAAAGTCAAATATATAGATAATACTGACTGGAAGAAATATGTCTTTTATCCTTATGATAACCCAGTATTAGATACTGAAGAGAAGATAAGAGAAGCAATAAAAGCGTTTCCAGAGGGTAGTTTAAGAGAGCAAAAGGTATTTAATAAATGGGTAGTAGCCGAGGGTAAAGTATTCAATAAGATAAATAAACTTGATAATATAGACAAGATGATAATAAGAGAAATAGGTATAGGGATAGACTATGGTAGTGTAAACCCCACTACTTTTGTACCAATAGCATTAGCATATAATCAAGAAGTAGGTAGGTGGTGCTTAATAAGACTAGAGACTTATTATCACGATCCTAAAGTAGAGGGAGATACACCAACAACAGAGTTTTACTCATTACAATTGAGGTTATTCCTGTTATATCTAAAAGACAAATATCCTAATATACCTATAACTGAAATAGTTATTGATAGTGAGGCTTCTCACTTTGATAATAGATTAACAGTAGACAATATAGAACACAGTATATCCAAAAAGGGAGCTGGGAGCGTAGATAGTGGAGTGCAATACTTACAAAGTTTATTTTACAAAGACTTCTTATACATATTAGATAGACCTACAATAAGGTACTTCTTACCTAATGGAGAATATGAAGAAGCTAACAAAGATGAAAGTTTAATTGAGTTTGAGAGTTATCAATATGACCGTTTAAAAAGTGAAGTGTCGGGTACAAACTGTTATGTTAAAGAACTGGATCACTCAATAGACGCAACTAGATATATATTAGAAGTATTTAAAGAAAGTAATAGAAGTCCAGTAGTATGATAATCAGGTGCAAGAAAACAAGAAGATTTCTATGTAATGTAGAAATAGAGAACTATCTACAAAACCTAGAGAAACTAGGAATAAAGCAAGAAATACCTTTAAGGATAACTTGCGTATGTAAGAACTGTAAAACAAGTGAAACATACGATATATATAAAAATCATTATATATTTATAGGTAATAACTTTGAGAAATAAAAAATCAAGTGTTATACTTTAGATAGATAAATATACGTAAGTGCAAACAGGACTATATAGGTCGCTGAAAGAAGCATAGGTTTTTAATAACTTATGCTTTTTTTATTGGAGGTTATGTATGAAGAAAAACAAATGGAAACTTAACTTATATTACAACGGAGTACATATAAAAACTCTAACAATAGATGAAGATACAGCACCAGCTGAACACGTATATTTTATAAGAGTATATGGTAAGAAAAGTCTTTTCGGCTCAAACATACTAACAATAGCTGTAAGACCAAAAGTACTATTAGATAATGACGAAAACAAACGTAAGACCTACTGGGGAGTTGTTTTTGAGAAAGGAGTTGAAATAGGCTAATGGACGGAAGAATTAGAAGTAACATACTTCAAAGTCCTCATATAAAAGTAAAAGCTACAGTTACTCAACCTGGTATGACTAACGGGAAGCCTAACATAAAAGAGGAAATTAAATACGTATTACCTCCAAGTGCTAAAAAGATAGCAAAATATATTACTAATCAAATATTCGGTAGTGATTTAGTAACACAAACTGACGGGTTAGATATAAACTGGCTAACACCTAGTTTAGCTGAAGCATTAGAAGAGGCTGTATATGATAAAGAAGCATTTATCTATATACATAAGTTTGATAATAAAGTTTATCTGGAGTGTTTAAACAAGTGTGAGATACACAGTTTAGTACAAAAATATGACAGGATCATAAGTTGTAAGATATATGAAGATTTTGAAATAGGAAAAGAAACATATTCTTTAGAAAGAAATATTCAAATAAATAAAGACAGTACAACTACTATTACTTGTAAGGCTTATGAGAAACATAATGATGAGTGGCAACCAATACCACTAAATAGATTAAATGTAATAACTAATAACGATTATATGGAAGTATATAACTTACCTTATGAAGTATTAGTAAACATAGATATAGGTCAAGAATTCTTTAAAGATAGTGAAAAACTATTAAATGAAGAAATGATAGTTCTAAATACTATTGCTGAAGAAATAGAAAAAACAAAGACTAGAATAGTAACTACTCAACATTATCAAAGTGGGGATATAGTAGCAAACTGGAAACCTAGTTCCAATATGTATGAAGTAAAGACTATAGAAGTAAATCATCTACAAGATTACTTTACTTTACTTCCTGGAGATAAAGAACACCAATTATTTGAATTCTTACAGGGAGACGTAAGAATAGATAGTTACGTAAGTGCTTTTAAATTCTATGACTATCAAATAATACAAATGGCTAACTTATCTGTAGCTACTTTTGGATATGAAAAAGATACATACCAAAACACAGCAAGTGTAGATATGAACGCTAATACTACTGAAATGACTATAGAAACTATTAAAAAACAAATAGAACCTCAAATAAATCGTTTAATAGAGAACATAGTAAGATTACAAAAGGCTATCGGTAGTAAAGAAAACGTAATTCCAGAAGATTTAGTATGGGACTATGGAGATAATGAAAAATTAGACGATATGAAGAAACTACAAGTACTACAAGCTGTTCAAAGAACTACAGGAGTACCTTATAGTGTAAGAAGTAAGATAGTAACACCTATCCTAAATAAACTAATAGATGAAAAAGTAGACGCTGATACTTTATTCAATGAATATCAAAAAGAAAGCGAAAACTTAAAAATAACATATGAAGAAATTTAGTACTTATGTAGATGAAAAAGTATTCAGTGCAAATAAACGAATAGTAGACTTACAAAATAAGACTAAAGAGTTATTCTTCAAATGTTTAAATGATAATCAAGACATAGAATACTTCAAAGAGCAACTAGAGAAGATATGGGGTAAAGAAGATTATTCTTTTATGCAAGATGATATAGAAGAGTATATAGAGATGATCCATATAAACAATATGGAAGAAGCGAGTAAGTATATCCAGGTAGAAGATACTGAAGAAGTTAATAAAAGAGAAAGTCTAGCTATGTATCTAGTAGCTTTAGGTTTAATAATGACACAAGTAAATAGATATAAGAGTGTAATCAATAGAGAATATGAAAGAGCTAGAACTTCTCCAGTCTATCAGGAAGTTAAAAAAGAGTATTTAAAGAAGAAAGTACAAAAGTATAATTCTCAAACAGTACCTTATTACAGTAAAGAAACAGGAGAGGTAATAAGAGAAGTGCAATTAAGTACTTATGTAGCAATGATAGAGAATACTAACTTAACTAGGTCAGCCTGGAATAGAACTTTAAATGACGCTGAAGTAGTTAATAATACTCAATTCTATATTCCATACCATAACTTCAGTTGTGAGCATTGTAGAGCCTATCAGGGTAGGATATTAAGTAGAGAAGAAGTACTTGATTATATAGGTATAGAAGAAGAACACGAGGGAGATTTACTACACCCTAACTGTAAATGTACCTTACTAATATACTGGGGTGGTAATATCAGGACTAACTTACCTTATACTGATGAAGAATTAAATAAACAGTATGAGATAAGACAAAAAGTAAATTCATTAACTTTAAAGAAGAGTGAACTCCTAACAGATAGAAGAATACAAAAAGAGTTAGGTAATATGGATCAAGTTGATGAAGTAAATAAAAAGTTAAGAGCTATAAATAGCAAGATAAAAGATTATCAGGCTGAACTACCTACAGAAGAATTAAAGAAACAGGTAGTAGCCATAAATAGATAATAGACCAGTAACGTGAACGTCTATAAACTTTACGAGTACCCAACACTTCTTATAATTCTAGATAATAAGGAGGAAATATGGATATTACAAAATATCTAACAAATAAGGATATCCAACTATCCAATGATGATATAAACATAGAAAAGTTGGAAAAAGATATTAGAAAAGGATACGTTTCAAATGAAGAGTTAGAACTTGCTAAAAAAGAAGCTATTGAAAAAGGTACAAGTAAGTTCACTGAACTGGAGACTAAATACGCTTCTTTAGAGAAGAACTATACAGCATTAGAAACAAGAAATACTGAATTATCCAATTCTAATAGAGGTTTAAAACTTGAAAATGAAATGATTAGTCAGGGGTTTAAACCTGAATACTTTGATGAAGTAGTAAAACTACGTAATTCGCTTTATGCTGATGAAGAAGATGATAAGAAAGCGATAGCAGGTATAAAAGAGAGATTTAGTGCTACATACTTCCCAGTAAAAGAAGAAGTTAAAGCACCTAATATACCAGAAGAAACAAAGTTTACTCAACAACCAAGTATTCCTGTTAGTGAAGTAAAAATCACTAGAAAGACAAGTATAAAAGACTTATTTAGAAAATAGGAGGAAAAAAAGATGAACTATACTAACTTAAATTTAGATTTACAAGGAGTAGTTAAGAAAGTATATGATGACTTATTATATCGTTCTTCATTTATGAACTTCCTTAACCCTTCTTATATAGGTGAAATTAGAACTACTGGAACAGCTATGATAGAAGTTATCAAAACAAAACCAGTAGCTTTAGCAAACGCTAGTGGAGCAACTCCAATAGCACCAACATTAGCAACTTATGACAGTGTAAAAATTGACTTAACTGAAATTGATAAACATTATTCAGTAGCTGTAGATCCACGTATGAATAATATCGCTCAAGCTATTGAAAGCCAAATTAACCAAGAGGACGCTTTAGTAGCAAATGCTATTGATACTTACGGTTATGGTAAATTAGCTAATGCAACTCAAAGTTTTACATTAACTACTGATCCTATCGCTGATATCAACGCTTTAAAAGCAACTTTATTCAATAAAAATGCTTATGATGATTATAAACTAGGACTTGAAGCAACAGAATACGGAAAATTAGTAGCAAGTTTAACTTCAATTCTTAAATATGAAACTTTAGCTGGAGTTGAAGGAGTAGATAGAGGTATCGTAGCTAACGCTTATGGAGTAGATATATTCCCTATCAACAGTTCAGTTTTAGGAACTGGAGTTAAAGGATACTTCGCAAATGTAGAAGCTGTAGCTGGAGACGCTTATTTCTCTAACTTCAACCAATTCCCTGAATATCCTGGACTTCCTGGTATGTTTGTAATTGAGGGAAGAATTATGTTCGGGGCTGACATTGTAAGAGATGAAGCAATAATCAAATTAGCATAATAGAAAGGAGGTCAATTTATGACTTTCTTTACTCAAGATGAGTTTGAAGAAAAATACGGTATAGAAATACCTGAAAATGAAAACTGGAAAATAGAGGCTGTAAGTGAAATGATTTATTCACAAATAGGTTTAACAAGACGTAATAAATGGACTGAAGAAACTGTTCCTGATCCTGTTAAACGTGCCTCTATGGAACAGTTAAGATTTATGTATGAATATGATATTCCTTTAATAGACTATAAAGGAAGAGTAGAAGCTGGAGCTATGAAAAGCGAACTTTCAAGCGATTATTCTACACTTGCTTTAAGGATACTAGGAAACAACGGATATTTATATAGAGGAAACCCAAGTAATCAAAATATGTCTTTAAATATGAGTTGGAGCGACTAATGTTTTTAACAAATGGTATGAAAGCAACTCTTATACAAAATAATAGGAGTAATGATAACAGCCCTTATGACGATCAAGATAAAAAAAGTGTAGACATAGTAGTATGTTCTTATAATGTAGACCAGGCTGTAAGGTTTGGAGTATATACTGTACCTGAAGCAAAAGGATACTTTATAGTAAAGAACACTGTAGACGTCAAAGAGGGAGACCAATTAGTTTTTAATGATATTACTTACTCAATATTAGACATACAAGATAACTGGATATGGAATAAGATAGCCAATTATATAATCGCTGTAAAATGAGTAATTCAGTAAGTTATGACGTAACCTGGTTAAAAGAACTTCCTGAAGATAAGATAAACGGGTTTGAAGATGAAGTAGTATATAGAATAGCACGTATGACTTTAGATTTTACAATACCTCATATACCATACTTAACAGGTAGACTACAAAGAGCTTCTTTAAGTTATGGAGTACAGGGTAGTAATAGAACTTATAGTTTAGGTGCAACAGGAGAAGCTGGATACGCTAAAACAGTTTACTTCTATCCTCAAGAAAGTACTCACTGGACTAACCCTAGAACCTATTCAAAATGGTTTTATACAGAATATAAAAATCAAAAAGAAGTTATTACAGGTAACGCTGTAACAGCAAGTTATAAGAATTGGAAGTGATAATATGACTGAAGAAGATATTAAAAACAAAAATCTAGTTTTAATTGATTATTTTTCAACCTTAATAAATGATTATAAAATCAAAGCCGAGTATTCTACAAATGATAAGGATACAAAGGTAATAGTAGTTCAAGAGACTTCAGGGGAAAAGGTTGTATTCTACAATAACGATAACCCACTATTCAACTACTATAATATAGAGATTTTTGGAGATAATATTCAAAATGAAAAAGATACTTCAGTAATAATTGGAAATCTTATAGGTAAGTCTATAATTCATACATATAAAAATCAAAAATGGCAAATAATATTTAAACAATTAGCAAACCCTAGAACTACTGAATATATGGATATAAGAAGAGTATCTTATAGCTGTACTATGAAGTTAATAGTTAATAGGGTTGGATAGGAGGATCAATGAACTGGTTTATATCTAATAGAGATTTAATTAAAAATCTAGCTGTTAATACAGGAACTACTGAAAATCCTACATATACAACTATATGTACAGCTAGTGAAATTGCTATAGATACTGACCTAGAAGAAAAAGACTTCTACGTATTCTGTGATAGTTTACAAAGAAAGATAGTTACTGGTGCTAGTGTAGTATTATCAGGAACTATTAAACTAGACGTAAATAACGCTGGAGTAATTGACTTACTAGGAGACGTTCATAGTTTAATTTCAGCTGGTACTATTTCTCAATTCAATAATAAACAAATAAAGTTTGATTTATTAACAGGAGTAGAGAACAATGTACTAGAATATACAACATATACAGCAAACGCTACTTTATCATTAAGTGATTTAGGAGGAAATGCTGAAGATGAGAGCGAATTTGGTTTTGAGATGACTTTAATAGGAACAGCAACAGCTGGATAAGAACAAAACCTTTAGGGTAGGTGGAAAAACCTATCCTTTTTTTAAACAAGAAAGGAGGTAGAAATATGAATAGTGCTGAAGTTCTAATTACCTTTAAAGGCGATACAAAAGGGGTAGAAAGTGCGACTTCTCAAGTAGAAAGTAGTCTAGAAAGTCTAAAGAAAAAAGGTCAAGTAGCTCTAGCTGGAATAACAACAGCTTTAGATACTATGACAGTTAAGATCCTTAAAAGTGGTATAGGTTATAATGCTCAAATAGAAACATATTTAACTAGATTAGAGACTTTAACAGGATCAGCTGAAGAAGCGAACGCTGTTCTAGATAGAATTAAACAAGACGCTTTAAAAACACCTTTTGACGTATCCAGTTTAACTCAAGCCGAAAGTTTATTACTTGCTACTGGTATGGGTGCTGATAACGCGAGAGCGGATATTCTAGCATTAGGAGACGCTGTCAGTGCTTCTGGTGGAGGTAATGAAGAATTACAACGTATGGCTGTAAACTTACAACAAATAAAAAACGTAGGTAAAGCAAGTGCATTGGATATTAAACAATTCGCTTATGCTGGAATAGATATTTACGGACTTCTAGCTGATAGTATGGGAGTTACTAGAGAAGAAGCCTCTAAAATGGACGTAACTTACGATATGTTAAGCGAAGCCTTACAAAAAGCCTCTAGTGAGGGTGGTAAATATTACGGTGCTATGGAAGAACAGTCTAAAACTTATAACGGAGCTATGTCTAATTTAAGCGAAAGTATAGACGTACTTAAAGGAGAATTAGCAAAAGACTTATTCAATGCTATTAAGAAGTTAATACCTATATTAAATAGTTTTGTAGACTGGTTAGGTAAGAATTACAAAATAATAAAAGCTATTGCTATTCCATTATTAGTGTTCTTCAATACTTTAATGTTATTAAAAAGTATAACTTTAATAACTACATTAGTAAAAGGTTTATGGCTTGCTATGACAGCTAACCCTATATTCTTAATCATATCTGGTATTATGGCTTTAGTAGCTGGGATAATCTATCTATGGAATAACTGTGAAGCCTTTAGAAATGCTATTACTTCAATATTGAATTTTATAGGTAATATAGTTAAGACTACAGGTACAGCTATTAGGTTAGGAATTACAGGAATAATAGCATTTATAAGAGTAGTACCAGGTAAAATATTAGGTTTCTTTTTAAGTATTCCAGGTAAAATGTTTAATATAGCTAAAGACATATTTAATAAATTTAAGAGTGGTTTATCTCAAGTATGGACTACTGTTAAAACGTGGATACAAGAAAAAGTAGTAGATAAGATTAAAAGTATGTTTAATTTCTTTGACGCTATGGTACAAGCTGGTAAAGACTTAATAGAAGGAATAAAACAAGGTATTAAGGATAAATGGAATAGTTTTAAAGGCTGGGTAAGTGAAAAAGCAAACGATATTAAAGGTTTCTTTACTAAACCTTTTAAAATACATAGTCCAAGTAAATATATGGCTGATATGATAGGTAAGAATTTAATTCTAGGTATCCAAGTAGGATACGATAAAAACGTACCTAAATTAAAATCAGGAATAGAAAATTCTATAGATAGTATTAAATCATCAGTAGACAGTGCTTTTCAATTAAGTCCTACATTAGTAGGTAATGCTAGTACCCATTTTAGCCCTAACGTAAATGTAAATGTAATAAATAATATGAAAACTGATCCACTAGGTCAAGTAGTAAGTAATATAAAGACTTTCTCTGGTGGAGCTAAAAACGATTATAACTATGGATATGGAGGATAAAATATGAAGATATACATAGACGGAATTGAAGTAGTATGTGATAGCAATATTACAATAGAAAAAGAATTTAAAAACTCCTCTTCAGTTATCTTAAATAATGTTTATCCAAAAGAGTGGGAAATAGACCACGATTACGTTACTAGGTTTTATTTCCCTCCTAGTTATTCTATCTGTAATATCTACAATGAAGAAGATGACTTATTATTTAGTGGAGTTGTAAAAAATACTGGAGAAATAGAACTTAACCCTAGGTATCCTCACTTTTGTAATATTCAAGTAGTAGATTTCGCTACATTTTTAAGCGAGGGTAAGACACTTGATTTTGTACTTGCTAATATGACTATAGCTGAAGCGATAGAAAGAGTAATAGAAGAAATATCAGGTTATGGTTTTAGATTAGGAACAGTTAATTTAGATAGTGCTAATGATCCAATAGGTGCTTATTCTACATTAGAGAAAACAGCTTATGACGTGTTTGAGTATATAAGCGATATAACAGGTTGTAGGTGGTTTACTGAAACTTCAAATGTAGGAGAAGTAACAATAAACTTTATAGACGCTGATAAACTTCCTTATGGTACTACTATTGAATATAATACTCAATTCTTTGAAGATTACTTAATAAATGATATGACTTTCAACTATGGTACTTATGATTATAGAAATAAGCAAATAATGACAGGGGATAATGTAGTAGCTAATATAACTCAAACTGAAACCTTTGTAACTAATGCTTATATAAAAGATTTTATATTAAATAATGTTATAGGAAGTGTAGTATCAATTACTTTAAATGGGGTAAGTCAAGACTTTATAACTCAAGCTGAAAAGGATATAGGAGTAACAGCTGACTTCTACTATACTCCAGGATCAAATACTATAACTTCTTCTAAAACATTAACTACAGGAGCTAATTTAGTAATAACATACTATCCTTTAATAAGAGGTAGAGAAGTAGTAGTAAATGCTAGTGAAGTAAATAGAATTTCTAATTCTACTAATACAGTAGGAAGTATATCCAGATATGAGAATAGAAATGACGCTACAACTTCAGGAGAATTACAAGCAATAGGTAAGAGTTATATAAAATATAAAGGAGTACCTGAAATCAACTTAAATATAGTTACTAGAGCTTTTAACTGGAATATAGGAGAAACAGTATATTTCAATGCACCACTAGCTGAATTAAGTACTAATTATTTAGTTAAAAAGGTATCCATAAACTATTTAAGATTATCTGGAGAAATATTCTATACTTATGAGTTAAATAGTGCTTTCAATGATGAAAACGCTATAAACTACTTTGATAATCAAAGATATAAATATAACGGAAATATAGAAGCTGGTAAATATATAAATAGAGATATAGACATAGAAAACAATGTTAATTTAATATTCTATGACACAGTAATAGAGGAGGTATAAAATGACTGAAGAATATAAGAATTTACTTTTTGACTATATAACAGGTCAAATAAGTCCTACTTCAAGTTCAACTGAAGAAGTATTTATAGATAAAAAAGTATCTACTAATGATTTACTTTCTTTGTTACCAACAGGAACTACTAC